TTCAATCTCATGAGATTTACCATTTCTATCTTCCCAATCAACCTTCAAGCTATTTTCCGGTTCTGGGAATGTTAAGTCTCTAATTGATAGAATTAAGATAAAACGATCCTCTTCACAAATATCTTTAAATGATACTCTTTCACTTCTAGAGCTAACCATTGTACATGATTCTACGATTGCATTTAGTTTATCATCTACATCTAGTAGGTTATTTTCATCAATTGTTGAAAAGTGTCTAATTTCAGCAACCTTTGCTGCTCTAATTTTAATTGTCATGTCAACTGGGTAAAATCTACCTTCAGATGGTAAACTGTCCATTGGGATTTCATGCCAACCTAGTGCTAAATCAGGTGCTGTAGCTGAATCTGGTTTAAACTTGTCCATGTTAACAGAACCTAAGCCCTGTTTGTTAATTGCTTCTTCCATTGATGTTGTTTGATCAGATGGAGTTGAAGCTTGTCTTTCTCTAGCTTCTAGCTCTCTCGCTAGGTCTTCGCTATTTCTGTTGATTTCTTCGCTCATTTAGTATTGATTTTTCGAATTTGTTCTTTAGTTATTGACCTTTGTTCTGGAATTTTATTTTCTAATTCCTTTTGTATGAGACTTCTAATAAATGCACTGACGGAAATGGGACGTGTCTCATTTTCAATCGCATCCATCAGTATCAGCCTATTAACTTGAGTAACTTCATCCTCTGTTAAGAGAACTTGAAGTTTCTTAGTTAACTTGTGATTTTTTATAGACATAATATGTTGATATTTTAATATGTTTTCTGTGCAAAAAGAAGGGAAGGACCTGGGATCCTTCCCTTTACTTATCTATCTTAGTTAATTTCTTCAGCGAAAGTATCACATCTCCAAACAACTTCAAGAGTTGCTGGGTCAGTAGTCTCGTAGCTAAGCTCTCCAGTAAATCCTAGTGCGGAAGTAATGAAGCAATCTTCTAGAGTTACTTTTCTGTAGATATCACCAGCTCTGTTAAATTGAACGATTACAAGAGTTCCAACGTAATCCTTTTTCAGACCCATTTCACCGGTTTCTGGATTGTATTGTTTTCTGTACCATTCTCTTAGTGTTTTATAAACGTAAGCTTGGTTTGAATCATTAAGGTTCAGTGAGAAGTTAACTGTGATGTCAACTGCAGTACCGTCCGGCATACCAGCATAAGATCTAGTAGCGAACTTGTATTTTTGTTCTACTGCAGCAACTTCACGATATAAAGCCTCAAGACCTCCGATCGAGTTAATATGCTGGAGTAATAGGTCTGCACCTGCTACTCCATCTGGTGGAAGAATACTTACCTCAAACAGGTTACTCTGTACCGGTTCGAAGTGTTTGTTCTTCTTGCTTGTTTGATCTTCTCTATAGTGTGGTAATGCCATTGTTAATGTTCTTTATTTTATATATCTTTATGAGAAATTACCTGATTCAATGTCTCCAGTATTTAGTACTGTTACTCTAGAAACTAGGATTTCAAGACCTTTAACTGGCTCAACGTAAGTATCTAGGACACCCATGTTGTTATCAATTACATCAGTTGTATTGTTTGAAGTGTCCATGATATTTCTGTAGTCGTAAATACCTTGGTCTTTCTTAACTGATTCCATGAATGAGTCAGCTAGAGTTTTAATCTCTAATCTAGTTTGAGCAGTGTTGAATTCGAATAGGTAGTTCTGTAAGATTGCAGCTAGACCATCTTCAATGTAGATCAGTACCTCTCTTACGTGAGCAGAAGATAATGCTGATTGAATTGATTGTTGTGCAGTCTTGTTACCTTTGATTACGATTCCAGCACCTCTTTCGAATACAACTGGGTTGATTCCGAATGGCTCTAGGTTATCTCTATCATTTTTATCAAATGCATATTCAACTCCTTGTACTCCACTACCGCTTAGTACTCCGCGTCTTGGACCTGCAACGATCGACCATGGTAAAGATTCAGTATACTTATCAATAAAGTTATTTGATGCGAATGCTGCTGGTGGAATTACTTTAGTTCTTCCATTCTCTACTACGTTTAGACCTGGTGAGAAGTAGAATCCATAACTAGCTCCATCGTTGATTGATGGAAGAGTGTATAGAGACTGTGGGTTCAAGTTTAGGTTACCTCCAGTTGGAATGTAGCTAGTCTTGAATTCTCCAGTGTTCTCATCGATAAATGATGGATCCATAGAAGCTTTGAATTCTTTTACCATCGGTGCGTTTAGAATTGCAGAAACATTTTGTCTCTCTTTAGCAAGTAGAGTAAATTCTCTCTTGTTTAAGATTCCGCTAGCCGCGTCGTAAGAACCAAAAGTATCTACTAGGTATCTGAACGTGATTGCGTCTTTATCTGCTAGTGTGTTAGAAACTCCATTACCTGGAATTAAAACTGCTAGAAGTTCGCTAATTGTTTTCTCGCTATTTTCTGCTGCTTCAAGAACAAAAGTTTTGTAAGCATCAGATGCTGAGTTGAATGAACCTAACGCGTAGTTTGGTTCTACTGGTACGTCTCTGTGACAGATAAATGTGTAAGTGTATCTATCATCAGCTCCACCGTTTACACCAGCTTCGAATTTTCTTCTAATTTCAAGGATTCTTGCAAGTTTATCGCTACCTTGAATTGGAAGATACATTCCAACTTTGATACCATCTTTAATTTGAGTATCTTCAGCCTGTCCAGCTGGAACAGTGTAGGTGTATTTGAATTCTCCAGCAGTTGCTGCGTTTTCAAATGTCCAACCAGTACCGTTAGTGCTTGGGAAGAAGTATGTTCTTTCATTAACACCAATTTCGAATAGATCGAATACTGTGTTAACTGCTTGGTCATATACATCCATTGGTGAATTAGCACCGGTAGCGTCAGCTAAATCTGCTGAGAACTGACCGTTACCTGCAGGTACGATAGTTACTGTACCATTACCATCATCAGAAACTGATAGGATTTTAGCATATTCTCCAGCATTAACCGAAGGTAAGTAAGCTCCTGCTGCTAGATCATGGTAAGATGTTGCTGCAGTTCCAGTGAATGGACCAGCGTAGTTTAATACTAGGTTTGAACCTACGAAAGTTGCTGCAGCATAAGGAGCTGGATCGATCCCTGCTGAGTATTTTTCGTAGTAAGTTTTGCTGATATCGTCTTCACAAACAACTGTTGCGATTCCATTAACTGCGTCATGTGAAACTGAAAGAATTTCAGTGTATTCGCCAGCAATTGATGCTACTAAGAAGTTACCAGCAACTAGACCCGCAGTTTGCATTGTTGCAAAGTTACCAGCAGCTACTGCGATTTCCATTGTATCGCCATTAACTGAAACGATGTTTTCAAAAGCAGCATCTCTTGGATCGTTTAGTTGGTTTGGTTGTTGTTGAACAACTACGTGAGATAGCATTTCGTAATCTTGGTGGATATCGAATGCTTCACCAACGAAATCAATTCTATCAAGTGCATCTTCATTAACTGCTGCAAAAAGACCAGTTCTTCTTGATTCAGAGTTAATGATTGTCTCGATGTAGTATTGTCTTCCTTCGTTATCTTGGAAGTCTGGAATTAGAGAACCAGTGTATTTTGCTAGTAGAGATACTTCTCTTAGGTTAGCGAATGCACCGAATTGCTCAGGGATAATACCGTTTGAGTTAAAGTAGTTACCATAAGTTGGATCGTTGTTTAACTCAGAAGTTACGAATCTACCTTTAAATACGTAAACATCTACCATGTAATCTGAGATGTAATCTAGATCGTCAACTCCTTCTGGAGCGTTTCCTTCTCCGTACCATTCTCTTGCAGTAACATCAAAGCCTCTAGTATCTCCAGCCTGAGTAACTACTACAGTGATTGGATCTTGTTTGATGTTTGTAAATGAAATTGCGTTATCAGACGTTGCTGAAGTATTTCCTGCAATGTTTAGAAGTTTTTCATCTTGCGGAATCCAAAACTTATCTCTGTTAAAGATGTCTCTGTAAAGAGCTTCTCCAGTGATAGCAGGATTTCCTTGAACAGAACCGTTAGTCGTTGGAGAAAACCAGTACGCCTTGTCTGTATCGTTAGCTGAAGTTAAGTTCATTGCTAAGATAGGACCTCTTGTAAGAGCTTCGATCGCTGATCTGTGGAAATACATTCCTTTTCTCTCTAAAGATTTATCAATTGAACCGAAGATCTGAATAAAAGTTTCAGTGTCTTCTACAAAGATAGGAGTATTGTAAGGTCCCTTCTTTGAGTGTCCAACAACAAGTCTAATAGTCTCTGCCGGAATGTTAACGGTTTGAGATTTGTCGAATTCAAGACGGTAAACACCAGAGCTCTTGAATTGCTGTAATTGAGGACTTAATGCCATAATTCTATATTTTGTTTTTTTTCTATATTATATATCCTTGTGATTTGGTTTTATTTCAATAGATCGTAAATATCGTATTGAAGATCACCATCACTTTCCATGTCTTTATATAAGACTTCTTCCATTTTTGTCTGAACATCTGAATCAACAAAATCAAGAAGTTCTTCAATATAATCAGCGTAATCCGTTGTATTAAAGAATTCGGTTGCTGTAATACATGTCATAATAAGGTCATCATTACCCATTTGAGCACCATAACTTCCATTTGGTAAGACACCGAATAGACTTGCCTCAGTAATGGTTTCCTCATCTGTTATGTCAATTCTATTATTTTTGTAGAGCTTCGAAAAGTTCTGACAAAAGATTGCCTTATTATCTGCTTTTAGTTTAATACCAGGCTTTAAGGTTCTTGCATCATGTCGGTGTCTAAATCTAATCACCATCTCTTCATCAAAGTCATTGCGCTGTGGGAAAACCGTTCTTAAGTACTGGAATAGAACTGTACCATATGTGTTATATTCAACAATCATTTTTACGTTCTCATTGTAGAATATATCAATTGCTAAAGTGTATAGTACTTTTGCGAAATCTTCAATTACATGCTCGTTACTTCTAAAACGGGCAACTTGCTTTAATTTAAAGAAATCATACATTGCTCCTGGATTGTTAACATTCTCAATCTCTTTAAAATCCATTGGAGAAACTTGGAACACGTTAATTACTGAATAATCACCACCATTTCCCTCTGCAATATCAACGTCAAATAACCAGAAGTTTTCACTGTATCTAGAATCTTCAATATCGAAGTCAGGATCCCATGCTAAGAACCCTTCAACATCAATTCCAATATTTTCAAATTCTTCCAGGTCATGGTAGACATATTTCTTCATCCTCTTTCTCATCCTTTTCATATCGACAGGATCCATTAACAGGTTTGAAGAACTTACGAATTCATTACCATATTGCTTATTGAATGCTTCAATTGAACCAAGGTTTCCAAGTTCTCGTTGGTACCATGCATCGTCGCGGTCTGGGTGTTCCCACCAGTCAATACGCATTGAAGTATACTCATTATCGCCACGTTCAGCAGCTGCATAGATTTCATAAAACTTATTGAAACCATTTGGAGTTGAAGTAATCGTTAGTCTTGATACTTTCGAAGCTGATAGAGTAGGATAAACGTTTTCATAGAACGAATCAGCAATCGATGGGTGAATGTGCGCGAACTCATCAATGTACAGGTTATGAATGGTAAAACCAATACCGGCCTTTGCTGTTGTAGATTGACCAATTAAACGACAACCATTATCACAACGAACATTCATTACATCATATTTAATAATACCCGGCTTCATAAAGAATGGAAGGTTCTCAATTACAACCTTTGCCTTATCAATGATTTCCTTTGTCGTATCACTCTTGTTTGCAAGAAGTAGTGTGTTCTTATCAGTATTAAACGTAACATACCATGCATTATAAATCGATGCAGTTACAGTTTTACCCATCTGTCTTGACGCAAGTACAATATTGAATCTTTCACTTTGGAAATTACGCAGCATTCTTTTTTGGTATTCGCGAAGTTTTACCCTCTTAATACCATCATCGGTCATTACTACTGCATATTTTTCAGCAAAGTATACAATATCAGTTGCACATCTTGCAAGTTCTGCAATTTCATCGTCAGTATATTCAAAGACAATATTACCCTTTCTTAAGAATTGCTTACCCTCGTAGAATGGCATCTTAACTTTAGGTCGATACCCTTGGTCAAGTGCTAATAGCAGATCATTGACCTGTTTAGTTGACCAAACAATTCTGTCTGACTGTACATCACCCTCTTCTTTCGGGATCCATCTATTATCTCCTACGTAATCGCTCATTATTCAGTTTCGTCGATTTCTACGTCTTCAATGTCTTCTTCATTAGTACCATTCTTAATTCCAGCTTGAATGGCTGCCATTAGGTCCTTGGTACCTCGTTGAATGTTTTTATTTTCTGTACTACCGCCACTCTGTTCAATTTCTCGAGTATCGTCGCGTTTCTTATAGATTTCGATGTCACGTGCAATTCTCTTTGTTGATTCTTCAGCTGCCATTAAGTACATTGTCTGTGACTTAATAATGTCGAGCATTGATTTCTGTAGGGTTGCTAACACCTCAAACATCCTTGGTGCAAGTTCCCCTGCTTCAATAGTTTCTAATAATGTTGTTAGTGCTCTTTCACCGGCTTGAAGCTGATAGATTAGAGAGGACATTGTCATCTCATCCATCTTTTTCTTAGCTTGAATATATTCGTCCTTCTCAATGATATCTGAATCAAGATAGAACTTCATTAGACTTGTGATTGTCTTCTTCGCCTTATTTGTTGATTTTAACTTGATGTCTCCGTAATTTACCGGAGGGAGCGATGTTGGTTGTTTCATAATTGCAGTATCGGTAGGATCCTGATCTATGTCTAAACTTTCATTATCTCCAATCAAGTCATCCAGTTCTCTGCGTATTTCGTCAGCCTGGTCACTTATTGTTCGTTTCTTATCGCTCATAATATTATATTATAGTCTATATATCCAAGTTTACCGTGAGATCCAATATTGGTCCCACATTAATTACCTTGGGTTACTGTATTGTCTTAGTTGAATTGATGGAATTGCGTTATCGGTCATAATTGCTAGATCAGCATCGCGAACTACATATTGTTGTAGAACATTCATGTGCTGCTCTGCTTCAATTACCTTTTCGAACAATCTGATGTTTGTTACGTTTAGTGGAGCTGCTGAAAGGCTCCATCCTTTTTCTGCATTCCATTCAGTAGAAGGTAGTGTATATGTCTGATCTACAAAATTAGTAAATGTTGAATTCTTCTTATGTGCAAGACCAAGATTTGAATTTGGATCTAGTCGATAAACATTTAGACTTAAATCGCCATGTGTATTATTAACATTCACAACGACAGCATACCAAACATTAAACTCCAATTTATTCGGGTACACTAGTTGATAGTTTGCTCCGTTAATAGTTACATTCATTTCAGTCTGTGTAGTTGCAACCGCAAGTCCCTTAGTAAAATCAGAGTCTGCTCTACCATCGATAAACACATAGTTTGCAGTATCTGCTGCCGTAAACTGTGGTCTAAACCAAGCAGTAATCGCCAGATTCTCAGAAGTGGTTAATTTTGAAAGGGCATTATATGTTAGAGCATATCTTTCTCCAACGTCTGCCTTATTCAACATATAATTGTTCTTTGAAATCATTGTCCACTTGTTTCTAATCTCAGCATCCTGGATTTGAAGTGATGGATGTTTACTGTATCTAATAGAATCGTCAAGTTCTTGGTAAACAGTTTTAAACTGCTGTGGTTTTGTAACCTTTTCAAATTCTTGTTGAATCTCTTCTCCAAATACCTCTTCAATTCCAGTTGTTAAATCATCAACCTCTTGCTCAATTGCAGTATCAGTGTGAATTGAACTTGTTCTGTCCTCCCATTTTCTAAGTTGAACTCTCCAATAGGTCAACTGAGCATTGAATTGGTCAGCAAGGGCAACTGTACTTACCTCATACATTCTATTTAAGATTGGAAAGAATAGGTAGTCCCTGCTTCTAGGTTCCATTCCTGTTCCAAATGCGGATGTAAATGCATCTCCTGTAATATGAATCTCAAACTCTTCAAAGTCCATTCCAAAGATATCAAAGTTAAATTCTCTAGTTGGAAATTCGTTATCTGGAACCATTACTTTCATAGTTGACTCTTCAACCACATTATAGAGTGAGTACTCCATTAGAATCACGTCTCTACTTCTCTGGTCCGGTTCAACTCTAAAGTATCTTACTTCATGTCCCCACATTTGATTTGTAAGAGAGCTTAATTGTCTATAATATGAATGGGGCTTTCTTAGGTTATATGGGTTGTATAATCCGTCACCGCAGTCGATTACGATGTTTGCGCAACCGTCCATTGCATATGGATCAGTACACTCTTCACACCAGTTAGGACACGATACTACAACTCCTTCAGTCGTTAAGTAATCAAATCTCCAGCTTAATAAACTAATTGAAGCACCCTGTGAAAGTCTTTCAGCTTCAAATCTAATATCAATCCAAACTGGAATTTCTGGGTCAAATGTAAGTCCTAGTAGGTCATTTGGTCCAGTGTTGCTAGTTAACTCTCTAAACTCACTAAATTGACCTCCATCTGGAAGATTACTTTGAGACCATCTAAATTGATAGTTAAAATAATTGTTTGAATTTTCTGGAAGATAAAAGTTAAATAGTCCTGTTACTGGAGCCGGTTCAGTGATTGTGAAATTATTTGCGTCAATTACATTATCAACTGTAAATGTTAAGTTACCAATAATAAATTGATCTCCACTTTGCAGGGTTAAATTTGTACCAACTCCAATTACAGAGGTTGACCCGTCGGTAACTTGTAATTTACCAACTGTATTGTCATTACTAACACCAACTAGGATTTCCCATGCACTAATGCTCAGTGCATTATGTTGTGGGTCTTTGGTTTTAGCGACAAATGAATCGCCGATCTGTGTTGCGGTAAAACTATTCGCCATTATTTCTTAATCTTATCCTGTGGAGTGTAAACTTCTCCTGCAATCCAACTTGCTACAAAACCAGTAAGTGATGTAAAGTAAACTGCTAGATCTGTTAAATTAGCGGCGTACCAGATAGCAACTGCTCCAGCAATTGCCCATATTCCAGTAACAACATATATCATCATTTCTCTTCTTGAGCTTGGACCCTTCTCTAAAATACCTGTCTTTTCAGATGGTCTTTTAGTTTCTGCCCAGATATAGGTTGCAACGTATGCTGTTAGAGAACCAAAGTAAACTGCAAGTTGTTGTAAATCGGCACCTTTAATAGCACCAAGGATCCCCATTAAGACCCATAAAACAACTGAAATGTATACTAGTCCCTCTCTTTTACCAATTTTAAGCATGTTGATTAGATATATTTTCTTTATATATCTGAATCATAATCAGTAATAATGAGAACTTCTGGATCGTCATTCTCAAAATCTTCGAGTTCGTTAATAATTGTACTGACTGGAAGTGCAAATTCGCTGCTATTGTTGTTCATTAGAAAATTATCAAGTGCTGATAAAAAGCTCGACATTCTGACAACTCGATAGTGTTGATTTGCTCCTAGTATTTTTGACTTATATAAAATATGATTAACGAGAGGAAGCTGACTATTTGCAAAGTAATCAAAGGTTCTAAACGTACCTCTAATTGTTTTGATTGAAAACTTAATCGTCTTCATCTCGTCCATGTTTACGACTCTTGAATAGTTGGCATTTTTAATAAGGTTAATTTTAATCCACTTTAGCGATTTGATTTCATTTAGCATTTTCCACATAAAGTAAATTGTGGTAGCCTCTTTATACACCATTGCACCTTCAATAGACTGAAACTTATTTACTTCAGATCTAAAGTGAATTAATATAATTCTGTTAATAGCCTCCGCACTAACTAATAAACTATCTTGGTCTAATTTTCTATGACCAGATTCTCTTTTAATAAGAGACCATAGTTTACTATCCACTGAATTATAGCGGTATAGTACAATGTCGACAATTTCAGTAAAGTTGTTTTTATTTGGAGTAGACATCTATTTGCTTCTCAATTTTTTGCAAATCATCATACAATTGATCCTTTGCAAAGGTTTTTAATTCTTCGAATTCCCTTTTTCCGATCTCATTCTTTTCCATAAAAAGCTGGACAGCAACAGGATCTGGAGTATATTTATCCTGTTTATTGGCTGGCGCCTTTTTTGTTTTAGTGTAGATCCAACCGGGAACGCTCTTAAATCGAGAAGCAACGATTGACCAACTCTCAACTACATTTCCACCATTAATACCATTAACATTAAATAACTGTGCGTTTGCTGGGTATTTGATAGAAAAGAAACGATTAATCATAAAGTGATGTCGCTTCTTGTTGATTTGTTTTACTTTCTTATAGTCTGCTGGCCTCGTGAACATTATTTTCACGAAGTCAAATAGTTTAGTTTCGTCTAGCATAGTTACTTAACCCACTCCATATATGCAAGTTGATATGCATCTACTAGTGGCATTTCAGGGTTATCTTTCATGAATTGCATCGCCCAAGACTTAACTTCCCAATCAAGACCGTAAGCTCTTGCTTCAGCTAAAATCTCTTCGATGTGAATTTGTTCTTCAAGCGTTGGTATCATTAGAATAGGTTATTTAAGTTTTTAGTCTTTGGCTTTGCTTTTGTTTCATCCTTCTTTTTGCCAATTGTCTTCATTGGTTTTGGATCTTGAGGAATATCCATGCCTGCAAAAGGATCCATACCTGCTGGTTCGCTTGAGCCATTTAACCAATGAGTTCCTTCTAGAATCTTATCCTTATCGAATAGAACATTCATATTTTCAACAGCACCCTCCCATAAAGAGTCAATCTCTTTATAGATTGCCTTTTGGATTGCTTCTGGTATAATATGGTTATGTAGAACCATTAGTCCAATATTACTACTGAGAGCCGTTTTAATTAAAGCAGGTGAACTCTTACCAACTACTCGATGGATAATGTCTGACAATCTACTTTTTTGAGCATCTGAGAATAGGTAGTCAATTTCGAAAGTATCGAATTCTTTGACATATTGTTCCCAAATCTTTTCTGCCATCTTTTCAGTAATTGAATAGTTGCGAAGTTTACCATTCTTCATTTCTTTTTGCCAAGTTACAACTGAAGCAATGTTATCGCTACTGTCGCCAACTAGAACCTTTTTAAAGATAAACTCATCACAGTCAACTTCCGTAGTTTGAATCTTATTCTTTTGAATCCATGCTAAGATTTGACGTTGGTAATCATCACGGGTTACATGTGAACCACCCATATTAAATAGCATTTCATCATCACTAAGAGCATCAGATGCTAAGCGATCCATATCTGCTTGGAATCCTGGGTAGACATAAAGACTCTTTTTAGAGTTGTAGTACCAAATTGTATGTGCATCGTTCGCGGTTGAGTGATTGACAAGTTGAATTAGGTCACGATCACCAGTCCATACAATACAAGATTTACCACGATCATTAAGAGCAACTGACCAGCCAAAGATTACATCATCTGCTTCTGCACCTGAAGTTTGCTGAACTGTAACACCCTTTGATTTTAAGATTTCTTGGAATTTTGCGTATACATCATAAACAGCTTCCCAATTAACTGAGCTGTCCTGCTTACGAGTACCTTTATAATCGGCTTGTGGGTATAAGTCTTTACGCCAAGATTTAGAATCGACAGCCACTACAACATCGTCGACAAACCCTTGAAGTTTACGCATTTCAGATGCAAAGTCAATTGACAGCTTACGCATAAACTGTGCCTTCGCTTTGTCATCACCAAGAAGCATTCCGCTTTTTGGTCTTGGCATTACGAACAATCTACTAAAGATGAAGTAATTACCGTCGATAAGTAATGTATGTTTTCCCACTTTCATTGTTATGTTGTTTTTACAGATCTAATATAATCATTTTTCTTGACATAAAAAAATCTGTAGCAATATTTTTTTAAGATCTTATAATCGTCTGTAGAGAATACACGCAACTTAACATCGTTATTACCGGGTCAATCACATGTACTCTTTGTGCTTGGTGTTGTGCAACTGATACGATGATTTGCGGTATGTGTTTAACGCTTTGTTGTTTCTCTTGTTGTATGTATTCCACAAATTCGGCGCCTAGTGCCGCCAATACATCATCTACCCGGTTTGAGTAGTTACTCACCAACACCTTATAGTTTTCTGCTGGATCTGTGTTGTTAAAAATTAACTCAAATACGTCTTTATACACTGAGTTAAACTTCTTCACATCAGTTACGGTAATATTATTTGTACCTTGTGTTTTGAAGCCTTGTAGTTTATTAAGAGTGTTACGAAGATCTGGGAAATTACGACGAACAAATTCAACCAGAGCTGGTTTCTCAATTGTCATTTCTTCTTTTCCACAGATGTCATATACTCTGCGAATGTATTTCTTTGTCAATTCAGCCTCTTCTTCCTTATCAAAGTCAAAGTTAATTACTTCAAACCGCGATAAGATTGGATCTGGTAATTTATTGATGTAATTACAAGTTGCAATAAAGCGACTATTACTTGCGAATGTTTCCATTGTTGCGCGAAGTGCTTTAAAGAACTGATCACTTACACCATCAACCTCATCAAGAATCACTACCTTAAATGCCCCTGCTTTATCCATAATCGAAACAGTAGAACAAAAGTCAATGATTCGGGTTCTGATAACTTCAACTGAAGTATCAGTAGATGCATTAATATAGAGGTATGGAAGTTCAAATTGATTTACAATTGCTTTCGCAGTCGACGTCTTTCCAGTACCTGGTGAACCTGCAAATAACATGTTCTGTACTAAGCCATCTTTGAACTTATTCATAACTCGATCCGGTAGGATCAACTCATCCAAATTTTTTGGACGGTATTTCTCTGTAAAGAGTTGATTTATTGATTGCATACAAAAGTCTTTGCTAATTATATGAGTCTAGGCCATTTTGTTTCCACGAATAAATACAAATATGGCAATAAGTTACTCAAAGATTAATATCGTAAGAAGCTCTAATAAAAAGGGGGCTAGATTTGGGATTGTCCTTAAGTATTTGCCAAAATCATTTCGACAGTTTTTAATTAAACACAAGCATATCTACCGATGGGCTGAAAGCGATCAATTTGTTGAGTGTGCTCTTAAAATACAGAGACCTTCGGTGAAAGATTCTGCGGCATTAAAGTTATATTGGGATTGGGAAAGCAGTGTAGCTGTTGATAAGCAGACACTTGAGAACAACTATAATCAAATCGATTGGGTTTGTGCAATATCTGGTAAACCAATTAGAGCCAAATTTATGAATTTTGACCTTGAGAATTTTGTACATTCAGAGTACCATGATGTCCTTAAAGCTCCAATGGTTGACAGCCGAATTCTTAAGAGTTCAATTGAGTTTCGCAAGAAATGCAAAGAACTCCTGCTCAATGAGAGACAGGAGTTCCTAAATCTTGCAAAGAAGAATGCTAAGCGTCGTCTTTGATTACATTAAAACTCTAAACTTATCGGCAATTGATGCTGATTTGAATGTAGGTTTTTCTTTAATATCTAAAGATTAACCTAGAGCTTGTATCTTCTTCATTAGCTCACCAATATCATCCCCTAAGCCTTGGTAAAGTTCATCATTATCTTTAAGTTTTGCTCTCTTCTGTTGAGCCTGTTTAACTTTAATTTCGGCCTGAAGTTTAGCTTTTTCATCATCACCATCTTTAACTTCATCATATGATGCTTTAGCATCTGAAACACCTTTGTCTGCTGCGTCAAGTTCTTCTTGGGTAGGTTCTTTTGATTCATCGTCCTTTGATTCACCCTCTTTACTATTCTTTGCCTTCTGTTCAGGGCTCATTTTTTCTTTAGCTTCTTCTGCAGCCTTTCTGATTTCTTCCTTTTCTTCGTCAGTTGCATTTTTTGCTATTTCTTTTCCTTTTTCTTTCTCTTGAGCAGCATTTGCGTTTGCTGTTTCAATAGTTTCCTGTGAATTTGTATTAAGTTGCTTAGCCTTTTCAAGTTCCGATGGAGTAAGAACTCCTTTCTTTATAAGGATAGAAGTTATCTTAAAATTAAGATCGGCATTAAGTGCAGCTAAAAGGTCCTTTGAATTTGGGTATTTTTCACCTAGCGATGTTTGCATCGTAGATGCCCCAGCTTCAAGTTTTTTAATTTCAGCTTCCATCTTTTTCTTCTTATCAGCCTCTTTTTCTTCAGCCTTTTGAATTTTAAGATTCATCGCTTCTAGTCTAGGCTTTTCAATCTCTTTACTAAAGAGCTTCTTGATCTTTTTTCTCTTCATTGCCCTTTTTATAAGAACACCAACTCCAACTGCTGCACCTCCTACTAAACCAGCTGCTACTAATGGTAACATATATAATTCGGCGCTCATTAATTGATCAGCAGCACCTTCGACAAGAATTTCATTAGACTCATTTGCAGTTTCAGTAGTTCCAACTCTATCAGAACCTAGATTATTAGCAAGATCTTCAAGTTTAGAAATAATAGTATCGACATCCTGGATGATTTCACCCTTCATACCGTAATCTACGTCTGTATCTACTGTCGAGCCAACTTCAGTTTTTATCTCAGTAAATTCTTCAAAGAGCATCAATTTCTTAGATAGCTTCATTTTCATATTCTTTTATTTATAATCTATATATCTTCTAAACAAAAGAAAGGGTCTCCGAAGAGACCCTTTCAATATAGGTTATACTAATTAATCGTAAGATTATAGTTCTAGACCTGTGATGCTAAATTTGTGGTACTGAGTTTCTGGGTGGAAACCTGCTTTTACTAGAGCGAATCTAGATTTAACAGCTACCTTAGGAGCCATTGTACCTTCAGCGATAGTCTGTACTGATTCAGCCATTAGGTATGGCATGAATACTAGACCTGCACCGTTACCATCACCTTTTCTACCTACTAGAACTTCGTGAGTTTCTTCTCCCGCAACTTCTTTTCCATCGAATGGAAGTCTTGGATCAGTGTAGATATTGATACCAGCTACAGAACCTACTGGGTAGATTGCACCTGCAACTTGTGAAATGGTGTTAGCCATTGGGTTTGGAACGAATCCAGCAACTCCTTGTAGAGCTGAAGCTACTTTAGCATCAACTACTGCGAAGTTACCTGCACCTCTACGACCTCTGTTAGCGATTAAGTTCGCTGCAGCTAGGATGTGAGTTAAGATTCTTCTGTTGTGATCACCGTAAGTGTTACCACCATTGATTGAGTAATCAAGTGCTAGAGTACCTAGTCTAGCTTCAGCCATAGATCTCATAGTACCTAAGATGTAAGAGTTGATTGACTGAGTTAGTTCGTTAGTTAGAACTGCTTCAACTTGAGCTACTGCGTCAACACCGAATTGCTTAAGGTCTTGAACTTGCTCTCTTGTTACTGCAGCTGCAACTTGGAAAGTCTCAGCTTCAACTGATTTGCTGAATAGAGAAAGACCCATGATGTTATCAGGAGTTCTTTCACCAACTTCTCTTGAGAATGGAGAAGCATCTAGTAGATCACCATCAGCGTTCTCGTTACCAGAGAATCCTGGGATGTGATCGTTTAGAGCAGCTACTAACTCAATTTTTAGAGTAGTGTTACCGTCTGCATCGTCATCAGCAGTGAATAGATCAGCTACTGTTCCTGATGCAGCTTCAGCTTCACCAGCTTCAGTGATTTTGTAGATACCTACACCGTCTAGACGTGAAGTACCAACTAGTACTGCGAAATCCTTAGTGTTTGGAGCAGCTACGCCGTCATCACCTACTACTAGGTTAGTACCGCTAACTTTTACGTAAGTTGGAGTTACGTCGTTATCTAATCTACCACCTTCGTATACGAAGTCTAGGTAAGATAAAAGACCCATAGGACCAGCCATTGGGATAACCGGTACTAGATCTAGACCGATAGTTTGTGCAGCAACTTGCATTGCTAATGGAAGTAGTGTTGGAGCTTTATCTCCAGAACCTCTTTGTGCATCAAAGCCCGCAGCAGTATCTGGTAGAGTTACAGCACCCATACCTCCGATGTTCATACTATTGAAAGAACCAACTGAACCTAAGCTCATCATGTTAGCATCTTCGTATAGCTTGTGGTTGTGGCAGTAAGTTGACATCCAAGCCAGCTTGTTAGAATCGTTGATACCAGTTGCTTCCTCAATT